ACTTCTTCTTCGTGTTCATGACCTTCTTCATCTTCATAGTCATGACCTTCTTCACCTGCTGGCTCTAATGTACCTGGATGCTCATCACCACCATTTTCAATCCCAGTCATTTTTTTAATCAATGCCATCATGTCATCACCGTCACCTACAACTGTAGGACTTGATTCTGGTTCAGTTCCATGACCACCCGCGTCCCCATTCATTGGAGCGCCATACTGACTATGTTCCTGTTCTCCACCAAATACACCTACGCCGGCTTGACGTAACACTTGTAACAATTGCTGTGCGTCAGAATCAGTAGCATTTACTGAAACTGAGTCAGGTGAACCTTGTTGACCTGTACTTGAAGATACAGTAATACCTTCATTTAATAAAGAATTTAATTCTTTTTCCCAATTTTCTAATTGAATATCTTTCATAATATTACTTTCAAATGTTTTCTTTGGTGCTACTAAGTTCTTTAAGAAGCTACCGGCTTTTTGTGCGCCACCAATCATTCTGTCTGTAGTAGCTTGAATAGGATCTACTTTAAATGATGTTGGTTCAGGGTTAGGATCAACTGCAACAAACTTACTTGGCGTAGCATCTAAACCATGTTGTGTATGATTTTCAATTGAACCTTCATCTGTAATCTTATTCTTGTTATGATGTAAATGCACTTTTAAGAATGAATCTAATAAATCAGATGTATGACCTGTATCTTTAAACAACTCTACATCATTTTGTAATTCAATTAACATCTCTTGCACTTCAGAATCGGCTGTAGCCATTAACTCTTTAAAGTTAATGCCTTCTACAATCTTCATAATACGGCTTTCTTTGACTTTCTTTTTAGCACGTAATGCGGCAAAGTCTTTAGCATCTAATTTGCCTTTTGGTTTAGCAACATCTAATTTGTCTTGCTTACCCGGTAAGTCTTTTGCTTCTGCCATACCTTCTCTACCGTCTACTACCCCGGCTTTAACACCTTCGCTTTTTAAAGTACGTTCCACCATGTCAACTGTATTGTGTGGCTTCTTGTCTAAATGAAATTCATAATAGTCTGGTCCATACTTGCCGCTTGGTGGATATAATTTTAATTGTTTACCAATACCTTCACTGTGATGAAATCTTTCTAGTGCTGCCTTGGCTTTTGCAATATTTTCACGATATGCTTTGTGTACCAATACAATTGGTCCTGCGGCTGGAGTAGTTGCAGTCGGTGCTGCTCCAGTGGCTACTGGGATTGCCTCTGCCACTTCTTCTTTACTACTATACTTAGCACGAATGTTTTGCATTTTCTCTTCACCGGCATGATCTTGTCCTGCTTTGCGTAATGCATTCATTCCATCTTTACCATACTTCTTGTTACCCAAGTATGCTTGTAATGCTGATTCTTCCATTTCTTCTTCTTTAACTTTACCCCAATCACCTTTGGCACGAATAGCGAATGCTAATTCTTTCATGTTGCCATATGGCTTGCTACCCTTTTCATGTGGTCCTGTTTTCTTTAAATGATTATAAGCCTTTAACAATTCTTGTTTACTCTTACCATCATACTTACCTTTTTCGGCAGGATTAATTTTAACTGGCTTATCAAATTTTTCTGATAGTTCATCACCTGTTAAGTTTAATGTACCTTTTTCTGATGCGGCTTTAATAACGTTTGCTGTTTGTGCATCTGCTGTGCCTAATGATTTGCCGTCTTGACCAATGATTTGACTTGCACCTGGCATTGGTTTAACTGTTACTTGTTCTTCACTCAATGTTTCTTTACTTTGTGCAACATCTTCAATCCAGTCTTTTAAACTATGTTTAACGGATCTCTTGCCTACTTCTTTACTTGGCTTTTTACCACCACCGAATGCGGCACTCAATGCTGAACTATCATATGTTTTATCTTCACCTGATGTGCCCGCACCCTTCTTAGGACGACCACGGCCCTTTTTAGGTTCATCTTTTTTTGCTTCAGCACCTTTGTCTACTTTACCGATCTTGTGTCCATATTGGTCACGTACATCTTCTTTACCGTAACTAGTACCATAAGTACCTTTATGAATTGATTCATCTAAGGCATCTAAATATTTTGTAACATCAATTACATATTGCTCTGGGTAACCAGACACATTGGGTGCTAAAACTATTTTTTCAATTGTGGTTATATCAAAGTCGGGATCATTTTTCATTACATCTGCAAGCCATTGAACAGCATCAAATTCACTGCTACGGAATGCATCTCTAAATCCTTTTGGCACATGGTCAAATTCTGCAACTACTTCATCAAAATCATTGATAATTTTCACTGCTGGTTGTTGAACACTTTCTTTAATAGTGTCTAGTGATTGTATTAGGCTTTTAATATCCATTATCTTGTTCCTCGTCTATCTAATTTGTCTTCCATACGTGTAAGTTGTTGTTGTAGTGTTTGTACTCTTTCGTTTGTATCTTGTACTTTAACTTGAGTAACTTCAACTTTAGTATCTAAATCTTTCATCTTACTATCGATAGTAAGGTAACCTGTTCCACCAATGCTACATGCACCGATAACAATCCAAGTTAATTGGCTAGCATTAAAATCAATCATCTAGTGGCTCCAGTTGGTGGTTTTGCTGGCATATTAATTTTACTAAATGGACTCTTAGTTTGAATGCCTTCTTTTGATTTGTTTACATCCTTAGCAGGAGATTTGGCTGCATAAGGAATATCAATACTTGGTTTCTTTGGAACTACTTTGTCTAAATATTGACTTGCATATTCTTTGCTTGCTTCTTTACCACTATCCGCAAGTTCAGGTGTATCTAATAACGCCTTTTTATCTTCATCATTCATTTGATTAGCATATTTGTCATTCTCACCATTTATGCTATCATTGTAATCCGTTGTCATTGCACGAATTTTATTGATATTAAATCCGCATTGCTGTGCTACTTGTTGAATCATTGGTTCAGTTGCTGGATATCTGAATTCACATTTCATTATTGTAACACTTTGATTCATTTCCTCTGCAGGGAATCCATATGGATTCTTTTGAATCGGAGTAGTCTTTGGCTCACCAATTTCTACAGGGTCAAATTTGCTCAAGTTATACTTGAACATTTCTAAAAAGTTCTTATCAACATCACCCAAGATTTTAATCGTGTAGTGATATGTGCGAACGCTTTCCATTAAATAGTGACGAAGGCTTTTCATTTTATAATTCCTATATAATATTTATCTTTATTGCGTTTTTTTGCTTGCCAATATTTGTTTGAGTAACTCATTTCTATCTACTAAGTTACTACCCTGACCAATCGGGGTATTCTCAATTTCTTCTGTTTTGCTAGCCACTTTTTGGTCTAATGTTGCTTTTTTCAACTGTAAATCAATCATTTTTAATTTCTTATTGATTTTAGCAGTCTTAGCGGTAATGGCATGTCCTAGCATTGTTCCTGCACTATTAAATATTTCACTAGCAAAACGGCTATCAACTTGCATTCCTAGATCCATCAAATCTTTATAACTACTTGTTGCTAAGTTTGCTAGATCATCCATTTCTGTGTCGCTTGCATCTAGACCGCGAACTTGGGGTAATGCATTTTCAATTTTTTCTAAATTACTATATACTTCTTGTGTAACTACACTTATTTCGGCACGTTGAATGAAGTCTGAATTTACCTCTGTTTCTTCAGTGGGCAATTCAAAAAGTTCTTCAAGTTTCTTGGTCATACTATTATCCTATAATAGTAGTATTTATTACTTACGTGAACCGTTGCGAAACAAATCATCCTCAGTAACGACTCTAAATGTAAATCCGTTTTGTTTGCAATATGCACTTGCCGCTATCCATTTAGCGTGGTTGATTGCAACTACTGCCCTATCACGTGCTGACGCTACACGACTTTCAATAAGGCTTTGCTTTTTAGGTTTTATTTCTACTACTTCTGCAATTTGCTTACCGTGTTTATTTTGATATACTACAAAAAAATCAGGTATATAGTTAGTAGGTTTTCCTGTTAATGGATGACGATATGGAATGACTAAGGCTTCACTAGCCCACTTTAATACACTTTTATTATTATCACAAAATTGCATGAATGTAAATTCCCATCCACTACGATATCTAGGTTTGTGATTACCTATATATTTTTCAGGGTTTCTAACCTCATATATTCCTTGTGCAAAATTACCCATTATATAACAATATTTCTTTGTACAGTTTGATTGGGGGAGGGAGTTACACTTATACCATATAGTGTTGTTTTACTTTTTAAACCATTAAGGTAGTAAGCCATTAAACTAGTAACTTGTAACTTTGTGCTACCTTGCATATATTCTAATAATGTTAAAGGATTTTCTCCAGTAATATTTGCTATTCTAAACAACATTGTTGTGAAATTTTTTGCAGTATCTATTGTGTTTGTTACAGATACAAAATATGAATATACAATTTCATAGTGATTAGAATCTACCACTACTTGAAAATTGTAATATTGGTCAAATACTCTAACTGAATTATCTAACTGAGTTTGAGGTCCATCTAATATAACTGCGGTATCTATAACTGACATGATTAATCCTTAAATATATATTTAGTAAGGAGTTTTTCTGTTAGTGGCAACTGGTGGCGCAGGATTAGCAGGAACCGATGATGGACTAATTACTCCAGTCACTGCCTTATTAAATGCATTTGCACCTGATTGTGCTGCAGAGGGAAAATTAAATATTGTATTTCTATTTGGGGTATTAGTAATAGCATCCGCGGCTACACCCAATGCTTCTCCTTTTGCAATTTTTAATATATTTGCTGGATTCTTAAATGTTTGCATTGTTGCACCAAGTTTTTGTATGGCGCCTAAAGGATTTTGTGGTAGATCATTAATAATACCACCCACTGCATCTACTAAACCACCTTGACCAAGTATACTTGCATTGCTTCCGGGTCTTGCAATAGGACTTAAACGTGTATCATAATGTTTTTCACTACCAAACTCTTTAACTAATTGACCAGGTGTTCTACCATCTAGTGCACCTTCATAATACTTAACAGTTTCATAATCAATAGACATAGAATTCTCCATGACTCCTGATTCAGAATACGTATATGTATCATGTTCAAAACTAGATATGATGGGATTAACTAATTTATACTGTACAAAGTTATGTTGATTAAATCCAAACACATCAATTGATTTAAAGAATGATGGTTTGCTCATACCCAATGTTGAATTACTTGGAGTGGGTCCGTCAGTACCCTCACCGATATAGCCCCAATCTTCATCACCTAAGATAGAAGGTTGATATATATTTCGTTTATTTGCATTAGTCTTTACTATATCCTGCGTAGCATCTTTATAATAATATGTATAATATACATTCCACATATTACGTATGATATTGTTATTATCATCATGGAACTTGATATTTATTGGTTGATATTTAATTTTAGTTTGAACTAATCTTTTGCGATTATATTGATTTAATGTTGATACATCAAATTGATATTTAGGTAATTCAACTGATTTGACCGCAAGACCAAAATTACTATCTTCATTCCAACTTTGGGTAGCAGAGATTAAGTCTTTGTTGATATCAAAATATACGTGAAATAAAAACTTGAATTTGGGTGCATACCCATAAGAATTGGTTCTAAAGGTCTTACTTGCGTGAGTGTAATCACGCAAGTATTCATTCCCAAAGAACCCTTTTGCTGTGTCTTTTAATAGATTCTCAAAGAATCCAGACATATCAACCCATACCAGTTATTGAAGTACCACCGAACGCACGACCAACATTTGTACCAATGCCAGATGCTAACGGAGATTGAATTGCATTATCAAAACGAATTGATAACTGAATAGTTGCTGGATCGTTAGACTTATAATCCATGTTGTTATAGTTTGCTGACTTAATAAAGCAACCATATAATTCCCATGTTTCTAATACGTTAGGAACTAGTGTACCGTTACCACCATCTAAAATTTCATAGTTGATTTGAAACTTATAATCTTGACCTGATGCGGCTGATGCTTGCTCAACAAAGTCAAATTGCTTTTGTAATTGTTGACCGACTAATTTAGATACATTACCCTGAGCATCATCACGTAAGTTAATTTGTGTTTCTTGCCATGAATGCTTACCTGCTAGATATAACTTACTGTTATATATATCGATAACTGTTTCTTCAAATTGAACTTGCGGACGTTGAATATCCATAACTTGTTTTGTTAGTTCTTGTGTAGAACCACCTGTACCAAAGTTTAAAAACAATGCTCTAAAACGAAACTGTAACTTAGGCATCAACAAACCCTGTGAACTAGGGCTGTTGTCTGATCCTACTGTCATGTTGAACAATGATTGTGAGGCTGTTGCCATTTTTCTATCTCCTGTTATATTTATTTATCATAAATAATTGCCCGTCTCCGAGCAATTATTTTTACTTCAAATTAGCGATTCCGCCTGTATTCAATACACGTACAGGGATATAAATGAATTCAGCCGCTTTCGTTGGCTCAATTGCAATGTCTACCCAAAGTTCGTTTCTGTCGATACGAGCATTGGTATTGTTACTAGAGTCACATACAACTAGATAGTCATACAAGCCTCTCTTAGCTACCAAGTCAACAAATAATGATTGAATCACACCTGTTAATTGATTACGTGTTAATGCATCATTAGGTTCGAATACGAAAGGACGTGCTGCAACTTGTAATCTATCACGAATATAGCAAACTAATCTTGCCACGTTAATACGATCCAATGCTGACTGACTATCAAATGAGTTCTTATTACCATAGTTCAACAAGCCAATGCCTGTGAAGAACGCTAATGGATTAATTTGATTTGTATACAACACATCACGGATGCTCATACGATTCTTAACTGTTTGGAACTCGCCAGTTTTTGCATCTAAGTAACCAATGTTTGTAGCATTGTCAATCGTACCACGGCGTGTACCGGCTGGGGCTAACCAAGGATAAGCAATAGTGTCATTGCGTAAGAATGTACGTAACATCATATGACTTGCTGGAACAACTGCAGGGCTACCTGTTAGGTCTGTTGTAATACCACTTGGATAGAACACACCTAAATAACTATCACGTGTTACCCATCCATCTTCACCTGATGCAGTAGCACCTACTATATTGTTTGCCCAATTAGTGATACTTGTTGCTTGGTCATCTAAACGCAACGGTGTGTCACCGATGATATAAGCAGTATTATTACGGTCGTTATTTAATGCAACCATATCAGGTTGTAATTCTGGATATCCAGGGCATGAGATTAGATTAAAGCGATTATCTTCTTCACGTATTGTTGTGTTAGTATCAATAGCAGCCTTCAATGCAGATACAATCATAGAACGCTGAGCCTTACGACCCATGTATGCTGATCCATCTGCTTGTAATCCACTAGCACTAACCCATGTATAAC